TTTGAGTATGTGTAAAGGCTTGCGAACGGCGGCGAAAAGATACTGTAATGAACGCTGTCTGACGGTATGCCCTTCAGAATCTCTGCGCTGTCCCCGTTGTAAAGCGCATAGCGGTCACTTATTGCCTGATCTATCACGTTTATGCTATCCATCTCGGAATGCTCATCCTTTCCACTGTTACATAAGATTCGCTCATTCTTGTTGTGTGCCTGATCTCAGCGCTCAGAATGTCTTTTGTGAACTTCACAAGTTCTCTTGTCATGCGTTGCGCGTCTGCTTGTTTACGTTCGATGTTCTGCTTTACGCATCCTTCAGCTTCGCTGATTATGATGTACACGGTAACAGGTCTTTTCTGCCCGAAGCGCCAGCAACGGCGCACAGCTTGATAATACGCTTCAAAGCTGTCTGACAGGCCGACAAAGATAACCGTATTGCACTGTTGCCAGTTCATGCCCCATCCTGCGATGCTCGGCTTGCTCACAAGTACACGGTTCACGCCTTCGGTGAATCCGTTCATAGCAGCTTCTTTGTATTCCGGTGTTTGACTGCCCTTCACTTCAACTGCGCCTCTGATAGCCGCTGTCAATGCTTCGGATTCGGAATTGAGATCGCACCAGACAAGAACCTGCTCGTCAGTTCCGTTCGCGATCTTCGCGGCTTCGTTAACCCTATCTTGCAGGCTGTCCCGCCTTGCTTCACGGCGTTCATTCAGTGATTGCTTTGTTTCAGCAAACAATCTGTACTGTCCTTCTGAATCGGTCATTTCTTTTGCTTCTGTCGTGACTTCAACAATGTTAAGCTTAGGGAGAACAAAATCACCGCCGTCATATTCCAGATCCGCAGGTGAAGTCAGACAGCAGGCCCAGCTTGCAACCCATTCGAAGAACTTCTTTTCTGCATGGCCTTTCAATCGCCATTTTGAAGTATTGCCACCATCGTGGCAGAAGAACGTTGCAAGCATCTCCGTCTGCGACATGATGCCAAGGAAGTCTGAATGCGTCCCAAGTTCCATGAAGTCATTCGGGCTGGGCGTTGCGGTGCAACACAGCTTGAACGGAGTGAACCGAAACATATCAGTCAGCTTCTTCCGTGTTGAACTTGTCGCATCTTTCAGGATGGACGATTCATCCAGGACAACGCCCGCAAACGAAGCCGCTTCAAAACGGTCAAGCATTTCATAGTTCGTTACGTTTACACCCGGCTTAACATCATCCATCTTGCGGCAGACTGTAACAGGAACGTCAAACTTCACGCCTTCTTTTCTCGTCTGCCTTGCAACAGCCAGCGGCGCACAGATCAGAACGGGATTGCCTTCGTGGTCTGCAACCTGCTGCGCCCACTGTAATTGCATCGCGGTTTTGCCAAGGCCGCAATCTGCGAAGATTGCACAGCGTCCTTTCATCAGCGCCCACCTGACAATATCACTTTGCCATTGAAACAGCTTCGGATTGTCTGCGCTCGGTTCAAAGCCTGCCGAAATCGACTTTATTTCTTTACCCTTTATGAAATCCTGATAATTCATTTTCTAATGTCCTTTGCACTTCTTTTAGGGCGTGTCCGTGAATGTTCATGATCTGCCTCCATGAATAATTCATATCAACGGCAACTTGTTCAAACGTTTTCATTTCAACGTAGTATTCCATCAGGCACAATCTGTGCCTTCTGTCAGGCAGCTTCATGATCGTTGTGATAATCTCCGACTTCAACGCAATCTGCTCGTCAATCTTCGCGTCAACCAAAGATTCAAGTTCAACCAGCCTGTCAAACTTGTGCGGATTCTTCGTTGACTGTGCGCCGTCTGAATTGTAGTTCTGCGTGATGGTTTCAAGGCTTGCCCGTGTAGACTGAACAAGCCGAAGCAAAGCTGCAATCTCTTTGTCTATTCGGCGAACCCTGTTCAGATATTGTTTAGCTGTCATCTCGCCTCCTGAAGTCATCAGCGAAAGGACAAGTTGCCCAATGCGGAATTCTTGCAAGACCATCAGGATTACATTGAAAATCGAACGTACATTGAATGACTTCACCGTTCTGATTTACAACCCTGTCTTCATAGTCAGGCGTTGTCCCTGCTTTGTATTCAACTAAGCCTTCATCGCAAGGCATCCACTTGCCGTCTTCTGTTCTGATCCAGACAATAGGCGCACCGCATTTCTTACAACGTGAAGCCATCAGCTTTCCTTCCTTTCTCCCCACGCGCAAAAGCCTTCCTTAATTCTTGCCCGTTCCATTTCATTGCAGTACACGCAACCATTGACAAGGCTTTCTTCTGCGTGTGCGCAATCGGCGCAGTGAACAACTTCCCATACATCAGCAGCGGGAATTGCGCTGATCGCATCGGCATATGCTTGAACCGCCCGTTCTGCCGTCTTGCGTCTGCTTTCAAACAAACTTACATTGATCTTGAAATCAAGGTTCAGGACTTTGTCTTTACTGATATACTCAGCCATCATCAACCCTCCACTTTTTCAAACGACTTTTTGCGCTTCCTCGCTGTCTGCTTCTATGTCATCATATTCTTCTTCAAGGCGCACCCAAACTTTGTAAATCATGCCTCTCCCTCCTCTGCCGGGATGATGGTGGGTCTTGTTTCAAGTTGCTCAACAAACCATTGGTCGTAACTATCCCAGTGCGTCTTGATAAACTCGATAAACGGGTCGCGGTCTATCAAATCCCCATGCGGCGGGATGGGGACGAGAGGGCAATTTTTATCTCTTTCGCCACCTGTTCCTATCACATCGTTAGTCACGATGCTTTCAATGTCGGGCCACTCGTCTACTGGATGAGCACCACAACAACCAACAAATTGGCAATCACCGCAGTTTTTCGGCATCTCCATGCCCTTGATAAGAATTGACATCAGCTTTCCTCCCTCATGTCAGCCCCGCAGTTGGGGCAGTAGTTTGTTCTTGCTGGTTTGCCGAATGCTCTTAAAGACGGGTCTTTGCAAGCAGAACAAAAGTAGTTGTCTCCAGACGAGCTATATTTCCCGTTGTGGTCATTAATCCACTTCCCGCGCTTGACAGGCCGCACATCAGCGGCGGGGATGGAATTAAGTATTTCGTTTATTTCAATTCTGGCTGGAACGAACTTGAACTTCTCCCTGATTTTCGCTTTAGCTACTTCCCTGTCGATAAACTCATACATCAGCTTTTCCTCCCCGGTCTGTCATCCATTTCGGGTTTCGTCAGGCACATTTCCAAAGCCCACAAAAGATTCCAACAGGCCGCTTCAAGGTGCGGTTCGTCATCCCAACCAAGGAACCATTTGAAGGCGTGCCGGATCGCGGAATCGAACAGGGAATGAACCGGAATGCCCTTGTCAACGTTATGCTCACCATACTTCAAGGCGCCACACTCGCAGTGCTTCGCAACCGCCCAAACTGCATTCAGCGGAAGAAGATCAAAGCGCCCCTTGCCTTCGTGCATATCCCGAACGCCGATTGCGTTGCCGTCCTTGTCAAAGAACTGCGTCCTTTCGCCGCTGTCCTGAATATCAACCTTGACATAGTTTGAAGGCGCTTCGCCGTCACGCTTGTCGCAATGGACGCAAAAAACCAGATTTTCAGGCTTATTATTCAAGCAATTACTGCACCACATATCAACAAGGGCGTTGTCTTTTCGTGTTTCAATTCTTTCGATCAATTTCGTGATATACCTCCCACCATTCAATTTGCCTTCTCAGGCCGATAATCTCGGCCTGATCAAGCTGCTTTACATGTTCCAGTTCGCGTACCCGCCTTTTCAGTCTTGCGTTTTCAGCAATCAAAACGGCGTTTTCCGCGATGTAATCTTCAATCGTTTTATCGTCCATCAGTCCACCGCCGCCGCAGTATTCAGCAGAGCAAAAACAGCCTTGCGAAGCTGCGCCGTTTCATCTGCATTCCGGTTCAGCGCATCGATCAGGGCATGAACTGTATTGTTCGCCCCTTTGCTGAACTGCAATGTCATTTCGCTGAACTCGGGCATCTTTGTCTGCCCTTCCAACTGTTCGGAATTACTGACAGGTTCGGCAGGCTTCGGCTCCGATTTCTGGAAGAAAGAATCAGGAACAGAAACGCCAAGCCGCGCCGCCGCCCATTCGACAACCTTCAAGTTCACCTGTGCGCCGTCAATCATGAATCGCACATGTTCCCAGTTCCCCGCCTGGACATCCTTGAACGCAGCGATAGTGGCGCACACAAAAGAGCGGGAAAGATTATACTTTGCGGCAATATCTGCCGTCTTCACATCGAAGACCAGCTTGTCCGTTATGATCCGTTCAAGGGCTTCGTCTGAAACATTTTTCTTCACAGCGGCACTTCCTTTCCGTTGTACAAAATTTTGAAACTGTAGCGCTCATCATACGGCACATAGTATTTGCCGCAGGCGTTCCGCAACGCCTTCTCCATCTGATCACGGGAATATTCGCCGTCTTCGGTGTCATCCTTTTCCAGCTTGCGGATCTCTCCATACTTTCGGTCAAAGGCCACCTGAAAGCGCTTCAGGCGTTCTTCACCAAGGCCGAATTCTTCATTCAGCGTCAAGGCCACAGCGTCAAGTATCATCTGTTCGGCAATGGCAATCACTTTGACGGTCTGCATTTCCTTTCGGCGCTGCATCTGTTCGGCGTAGCTTGCCGCCTGCGCAGATCCTTTTTTGATTCCTTTCACTTTTTGCCCTCCAGAACGTCAATGGCTATCCGCAGGCCGTAGATAACGCCGAAGCCATAGGCATCATCGGCATTCAAAAGCCAGCGCTCATATGTCGTTCTTATGCGCTCCAGTGATTTTTCTCTTGAAAACTCTTGCTTTTCTGACTTTCCTTTCTCCGAAATAATCTCGGACATTTGCTTCTTTCAACCTTTCCTTTCTGCGTTTTTCGCAATCTTCCCAGTGAATCAGATACTTTGCGCATTCAGCATGGCAACCCACGGCACGTTCTTTGCATCCTTTGCATGGCGTTGTCATCTGCTTACCTCCTGAACCCTGATGCCGTAGACTTTCAACATCAGTTTTCTCTTGCACACAAAGACCGCATAAGCAGGCCCCTTCTTGTAGCCTTTGACATCTTCAACGACTTCTTCCCCGTTCTCATCGATGTAGACGAAATCGGCAACATATTCCAAGCTGCGCTCAATCGTCCTTCCGTCTTCGTCATACTGGCGCGGAATCAGGGTATAACGCACTTGCCGCCGAAGGTCATGGATCACGCCGCCCCGCTGGAGCCATTGAAGGTCACGCCAGCGCCGCGCTTCAGCCATGCTGTCAAAGGTTTCGCCCTGTATGTTTATCTTTTTCGCGTGGTATTTGTTCCAAGTCACTTTTTCAGCCTCCAGTTTTCCTTTGGCGCTTCGATCACATAGCCCTTCGCCCGTTCGTAGATTCTGCCGCCTGTTGCTTCATCAAGCCCAAGGATGTCAAACAAAGACATTTCGCTTGAAATAATCGTTCTCAGGCTTGAATCGTTGTAACGTGCGTTCAGAATCTCAAACGCAAGGCGCAAGTCAGCTTCAGTGTGACCGCCCTTCAGGAAGTCATCGATGTAAAGCACCGGAACCGTTTTGAACGGTCTGATTCGGCTTTGGTATTCTTCGCCGTCCGTTGTCAGCGCTTTCAGCAGAACCGTTTCATCGCGCCAGCACATGTATCGGACGTTCTTGTTCTGATCCATCAGCCTGGAACAGATCGCCGTGCAGATGTGCGTTTTGCCGCTCCCGCTCTTGCCGCTGATAAAAAACCAGCCTTTGTCATCCTTGCAAAAATCCTCTGCTGCATGAAGCACTTTTTTGCGCTCAGGTGTGTCGGCAATGTAGTTCTTCATCGTATAGCGGTTTATTGCGTCTTTAAGGCCGCTTTGCTCAATGCGCCGTATAGAAACACGTTTCGCCATGCAAGAGCATTCTGCGGCCCACAGAGAGCCATCTGCGTGTGTCCTCAAAACGCACCCCGTATTGTTGCAGATCGGGCAGTCAACGTTATCAAGGCCGCACTCCTGAAGCGGTGACTTAGGAATATAGATTTCCCCACTTCTCCTCGCCTGCTGTTGCGCTATCCTCAGTGCCGCGAGGATTGCCTCGGCCTGCATCGGTTTCCCTCCCTTCCCAAGTGATGAACTTCTGTTTCCAGTTCTTCACGGGCTGGTCCTTTGAGTCAACCCACATCTTCGCAGGGTCAGCCGTGAAGTAATCGTAAAACCTATCAGGGTCAACAGGTGACTTTCTGCTTTCGGCGTAAGCGCGAACTTCCTCGCGCGTGGGATAACACTCGTTCTCTTTCTCTTTCTCTTTCTTGCTCTCTTTCTTGTTCTCTTTCTCTTTCTTGCTTGCGGTTTGCTTCACGTTTGCTTGCGGTTTGCTTTCGTTTTGCTTGCCGTTTGCTTCGGCTTTGCCTCCACGCTTTCCGCTTTCTGCTTTCCGTCTGCTTGCATCAAGGTTCGGCTTGATCAGGTCAAAGGCCATAGCTGCGGAACCTGAAATCTTGTCAAGGTCAGGCTCGATGCCGTAAAGGGCATAGTTGACAATGACATCATACGCATCGCAACGCGCGGCCTTTGACTTTATGCGGGAAACAGCTTTAGCGAAAGACTGGTAGAAGGTGAACTGCTCACGCTCCATCGCGTTTGCTCTCCCCAAAGTACACGTTATCTGCTACGATCTCATATGCTGTGCGGTTCGTGCCGTCCTTCGCTTCATACTTGCGCATCTGAAGCCTGCCAGAAACGATAGCCGCAGAACCTTTGAAGAAATACTTGCTGACGAATTCAGCCGTCCCGTTCCATGCGACAACATCAATGAAGTCGGTTTCTTCGCGGTTGTGGTCACGGTCAACCGCCAGCGTGAAGTTCGCAACGGCCTTGCCGTTCTGCGTTTGCCTCAGTTCCGGAGCGGCGCACAGTCGGCCTTGCACGGTGATCCTGTTCAGGCTCATTCGCTCACCTCCTGAAACAGCGCCTTCAGCGCATCGTCAATGCAGTAGGACGGCAGAACGTCAATCAGTTTCCGTGCGTTTTCAAGGGTGGTTTTCGCTTCAACGGCGTTTTCGCCGCCCAGGGCTTTCATGGTGAAATCAATGATCATTTTTGCAATTTCCATATCTTGCTTCAAGCCTCCTGTTTGCAACTCGCGGATTGAATCCGCACTTTTCACAGTCCCATTCGCAATCTACGGCGGGAACGTGCCGCACCTTGCGCCCACTTGCGTCTTCCTTCACTACGATGCACGGCGCATTGATGGTGCGCTTCACAGCGTCATGGTCTTTCGCGTTGGTTATTGTTTTCACTTTTATCTCCTTTTATTCTGGCAGTCACGGCAAAGCGCCTGCTTGAAATATCTGACAGAATAAGAACGTTCATCTTCCGTGATACGCTTGCCGCATTTTTGGCAAAAAGGGAAATCGTTCTTTTCTGTGCGCGTTTCGTCAGGGAAGGTTTTGCCGTCTTTCGGCGTATCTTTCGGCTTGTTGTTCGTTATGTCAGAATCTTCGTTTCCGTCAATAGCAAACAGGCCAGACATGGCGTATTTCCGCGCATACGATGAAGCTGCGCCTGTCACCTGTGATGCGTCCATGCCTTTTTTGGTTTCTTCCTCACGGGCAAATGCGGTGACTTCAATGCACTTGTTCGGTTCTTCAGAATCGATGTCAAAGAACTGCGCCGTAGCCTTGATGTAAACTCTGCCTTCTTTGCTCTCCAGATCATCGCGCAGAAGAAGGACGCATCTGCTCCCTTCAAGAAGCGGCTTGACAGCTTCAAGGATGCCCTCGGCGGTTCTGTACTTGTATTTGCCGAAGTCGTTGTATTCGCTTTTCGGCGCTTTCAATGCCTGCTGAATAGCGCCAAGCTTTTCATAGATCGTCACTTGTATCCTCCTCAATCACCAACGGACAATAACGCCCCGTCACGCGCGTATCAATTATGTATTCACCAGTTCGGCGGCATTGATTCCGCGCATACATTTCTAACAGGGGACAGAACTGACAACACACATGATCAGGCTCAAAGAATATCGAAACTTTCGCCTCGGTATACTTCAGAATCCCGTTCGTCATCTTCGTCCTCCTCGTCATCTTCCCAGTCATCAGAAAGCCAAGGCGGGAACCCTGTCCTTTCCAAGCTGGCTATGATCGGATCATCAGGAATTAGAATCATTCGTATCTGTAAAAATCCTTCCCGTAGATTTGATTTACTTCGTCAAAGACGAACTTCATGCCTAAACCATTCTTTGAAGGAACCCATATTTTTTTGGGATTCCAGTTCAGCCACTCGCCGTCATACTTCGGCGCGGCGGGATCAAAGTTCGGATTGTCAACCCATTGACCCCCCTGAAGCGCGTACTCATATTTTCGCGGTTCGATCTCGGCAAGCAGTTGAAATCTTGTTTTGCCTTTCTCATTGTGGAACCCAAAGCCGCAGAACACACAGCCTGTGCGTTTACATCCGGTGCAAGACAAATTACATTGCGGATTTCCAAGGATGTCTGTCGGCGGGTATTCGTTGCCTTCTGCATCAAGTGAAACAATGTCACCGTACACGGGGCAAAGCAGGACTTCGTATTTGACGATATAGGCCAAGACATCTTGTTCAGTCCAGAACGACATCGGCTGCGACATTGGATGGTTGCTTTCAAAGGCGTTGCATCCGTGTCTGATCCACGCTTGTTTTCTGATTCGGCTTTCTTCTGCCATTGTCGCAAGAATAGGGAAGCTTTTCGTCTGCCGCTGATAGGCTTTTAAAGGTGCTTTCTTCATCTTGTGGCAGCACATATGCGAAATCAGGAACGGCGTATAAACCAAAGGCAGATACTTTTCCTTGTTGAACTGCGACTTTTCGCCGAATTGTTCTTCGGGGTTGCTAAAGACACCCCCTCCGCCAGTTTGACCAGTCTGTTTCACCCCGGCTCTTCCTGTTGGCTTGTTCGTCCCGTTGTAGATTCCCGTGGAGTTCTTCCCGCCTGCGTATTCCCCGCACATGATCTGTCGGTATGCTTTCGGCTTCGACAGGTTCCCGTGAAGTTCGTCCCGCCTGCGGTCTGCTTCTCCCCATCGGCCTTGCAGCACTGTTCTGCGGTTCCTCGCTGTTCCCGTCTGGATAAGGTGTTGATTCTCTCCCCCCCCGATTTCCAGTCGTTTCCATTCGGCCTGTTTCCCATAAGTTCCTGCGCCTTTCGCCAAGAAGTTCGTTGCGCTTGCGCCAGACTTCGGTTCGACTCTCTCTCTCTCTCTCTCTCTACTTGAACAGACTGTGAATTGATTCGTCTTGCGTAGTAGATAGCTTCGGCAACCTCTTTTGAAATCAAGGGATAACCGAAAGTTGAAACAACCTGATCGAAGCGGATCTTCGGCGAAATGAAAGTCACGTTGTCGTGCTGTTTGGCAAAACGCTGAATCTCATAGTATTCAAGGCCAGTGTTTGAAAAGACGGCGGGAATGTCGGGGAACATCTGCCTTGCTATATGCAAAAGGGCTGTGCTGTCCTTGCCGCCGCTGAATGAAACGTAGACATTGCCGTTGAACTTTTGATACCACTCCATGATTCGCGTTTGCGTTATCATGATTTTGCGTATCAGGTCAAGCGATTGCAGTTCCTTCAGCCGCTGTGCGTCATGAACTCCGTCCATCAGAAAAACCTTTCCTTCAAGCAATCCCCGAAGAAGAACAGAACCATGATGTTCAGCGCAATCAGGCTGACGATTTCGCTGTTCAGCAAGAACAGCAGAGAAACAACGAAATACTTCATTTTCTTTCCCTCCGTTCACAAGCTGCCGTGTAGTTCATGCACACTTGCCACAGCGCAGAAACAAACACGGGCTGAACTTCGCCGCCCCTGATAACGTTGCGGCCTTCACGGTAAACTTCCCATCGGGAAAATTCGGTATTGTATTTAACTTCGTACATCATGTCACCTCGTCAATCGCGGCGAATACGGCGGCAAGTTCTTCAAGTTGTGCGTACTTCTTTTTGAAGGCAAGCAGTTCAGACAAGGCCAGCTTCAAAAGGGCCTGCCGCTTGTCATCCTCTTTCATAATAGCGTCAATGTGACGGTATTCAGGCTCTGCGCGGGAAATACTGAAGAATGCCCTGACGGGTTCTTTTTCTTCGCGCACGATCTCAATGCAGTTGATAATGTGACGCGCCTGCGTTTCCCTATACGCTTCTGCCGCGATGCTGTCGTTCCACTCAAATTCATTGTGCAACGGCGCATCTTCTGCCCTGTTCGCATCAACCAACGCTTTTGCTGTCAGATTGTTGTCAGCTTCAAGGCGCTCCAACATCGCACCTGCAAGCTGCGGATCAGCTTTGATGTGTGACCCTGATTTGAATTTGTAGACCATAAATATCTCCTTTCATTTTTAGCCTGCCGAAACTGGCCTTGCCGTGCCCCTGCAAACCTGAACTAACCACGCCTGCCTAACCTCGCCTTTCCACGCCGCGCCTGACCATAACATGACATAACGCGCCTTGCCTGCCTCGCGTTAACTCACCTAATCATGCCTTGACGCAACACACCTAACCTGCCAAGACGCACCCAAGCGAACCGAAACCCGCATCACCAAGCCCTAACGGGCCTTGCCTGCCGTAATCAGGTGGCGGTAACGTGAAACATTCCATACTGCCCGTCACGTTCGGGCCTCCACTCACCAACGCCGCAAACATAACCGCCTGCATTGATGATGTTAATAATCTGCTCAAGGCTATACTGGCCGTTTTCGTTGAAGGAAATATTTATGTCTGCGCTCCAGTTGCGGAACTCACCGCGATAGCGAATGTCGGCGGTTCCCATGCCAACCTTCACCATGTCCTCGCGCATGATCGGCGCATCACTCTTGATTTCAAGCATCTGATTTTCGTCACCATCAATGAAGAACGCACCGCGCATGGACATCTTGTCTTTCGCCCATCCCATTCGGTAAGCTGCAGAAATTGCCGCCTGCTTGAAGGCCGTAATCGGGAAACCGAATCTTGCGCCGTTGGCAATAGCTTCGTCAAAAGCCTCCATTGTCATTTCTTCGGGCATCGGGGAAAGCCAGTACATAGAACGAATGAAATCTTCATCGGGGTTTTTCGCGTCACGCGATTTCGTCTTTGTGACTTTCATCTGCTTTTCAAGCATTTCCCGCTTTGCCTTTTCAGACCATGCATGCATGATCAGCGGAGTGTCCCCGACAATGTGAACGGTGGCCTTCTTGATCTGAATGGGCCGAATTTCGATAACTTCAGTAGTTGCTTTCTTAACCATTTTGTGTTATTCTCCTTTTAGTAGTTGTTTTCTGCCGTCATGCCTGTTGCCGCAGGTGTGGCGGCGCTTTTTATTCTCCTATAAATTCAAGGAATCCTTTTCGCAGGATTTTCACCCGTGAACACAGAACAACCACGGGAAAGCCTAAAAGTTCAGGATTCGTTTGTGCCTGCCGTCTGATGGTGTTTGCGTCAGTTTCAAGCACTTCGGCAACATCCGCAGGCGTTAACCATCGGTTAGGGCTGTTCTGCATTTCTTCGACTGTCAATTTTTCACCTCCGTTCTTTCATTCTGTGAGAATTTCGATCAAAAAAACAAGTCCTGAATAGGCCGCTTCAGAACTTCCGCAAGTTTCGCTTTGACGGAATCGCGCGGAACGCGCTGACCGATTTCGTACATCTGAATTGCGGATTCAGAAACTCCTGCCTGCTCTGCAAGCTGTGCCTGCGTCATGCCAAGGGCAAGCCTTGCTTCTTTGATTCGCTCTGCGACTGACTTCAACTTTTCACCTCCCTTGTTTTCACTTCGTGAGAAAGAATACCACGGTTTGTAAGCCTTGTCAACCACATTCTGTGAGAAAGACAAAAGAAAAAATTCTTGTTGCAAAATCGTTGACAAAGCCCACACTTTGTAATATTCTGTAACCACAGAATGTGAGGTGTCTGCAATGGCAAAATTCAAAGAAAGGTTGAAGCAGTTACGGACGGAATCAGGATTGACGCAGACGGAACTTGCCGACAAGCTGCAAATGTCAAAAGGTTCAATCGGCAACTATGAATCAGGGAATCGTGAACCGAATATGGAAACGCTTGAAGCAATCGCAGACTTCTTCAATGTTGATTTGGATTACTTGCAAGGCCGCACAAACTCGCGCCCCGAATTCAGCTTTGAAGAACAATGGGTTATTTCATGCTTCAGGAACGCAGACGATTTCACAAGGGAAGGGATAAAGATGATTTTGCGAAAGTTCGACAAAGGCGGTGAACTGAAGTGATTTGCAGATACTGCCATAAAACCGCCCCTGACGGCTTGTATTGCATCTTCTGCGGCAAACCTCAAGAGATACGCCGCCAAACCCACAAGCGCGGCAACGGGCAAGGAACAGCCGTTAAAAGGGGAAATTCGTGGACAGGCATTCGTCCAGGCTATCAATTCACCGATGACAGCGGCCTGCACCGGAAAAGGCCAACAAAAGGCGGCTTCAAGACCAAGAAAGAAGCGTTGGAGTGGGCAAGCAGTAAAACAGTCGTTGAAACGCATTCGCCCAAGCTGATCGAATTGTGGGAACTCTACGAACAGAACGACTTGCCGAAGCTGTCCAAGAACCGACAGACAGCGTATAAAATAGCCCGTAAGCGCCTTGATACCCTGATGGGTACACAAATACACCTACTCACGCTTGAAGCGCTCCAAGGGGCTATAAACGCCGCTAAAACCTATTATCCCGCCCGTGACTGCAAAACCGTTCTGTCACAGCTTTATAAAAAGGCGCTGGCAAGCAATAACGGCCTTGTGGTAAAAAACCTTGCCGAATACGTCACCTTGCCTGCCCTTGAAGAAACCGAAGCGAAGCCATTCACAGATGAAGAATTAAAAGCCTTTTGGGAACTGTATGATAAAGGCGATTATTTTGTCGGTTACATTCTTCTCATGTGCTATTCAGGCATGATGCCTGCCGAATTGCTGAACTGTAAAAAATCAATGGTGGATCTGGACAAGTGCGAAATCTTCGGCTGTGGGGCAAAAACAAAAAGCCGCAAGAAATCGGCAATTGTGTTCCCCGAAATCTTGCGGCCTGTGGTCGAATCCCTGTTGAAGTTAAAAGGGGAAAAGCTGTTGACGATCAACAAGGATAATTTCTATATTGAGTTTTACGACTGCCTTGAACGTGCCAAGGTTCGCAAGCTGCCGCCGTATTCGTGCAGGCATACCTTCGGAACCGAAGCCGTCAAACTCGGCGTTCATCCCGCTGTTGTGCAAAAGCTGCTCCGTCACAGCAACCAGCGCACACAGGAGAGATACACGCACCTGTCAAGCGCAGAAGCGCATGATGCTTTGAAGGTCGTTTCGCGTGGTTAACAAGTGGTTAACATCGTGACCGCAAACCCGCATGAAATCAAGGTTTTCGACTCCCCTGCTAAGGGAGTAGGCGGCTTAAAAACCGCGCATGGGTTCAAATCCCATCTTCTGCGCCAAAGTACCCCGAAATCATCAAAAATGGTGGTTTTGGGGTATTTTTTCGTTTAAAAACCATATCCGCGGCGATTCCTTGATTTTTACGAAAAATGGCGAAAAAATGAGTAAAAACGAATTGCGTGGTTAACACGGTGGTTAACAAGAAAAAAGCCCTTCCCGATAGCCAGGAAGGGCAATTTTCACGCTGTTTTTTTGTAACTTTTTCCCGACTCCCCTGTCAGGGGATACCCTTCGGGATTACTTTTTTTCATCGGTGTGTGCGGAATCGGCAAGCCCTTCCCCGATGATATAGGCCACAACTGCGGCCCCCTGCATGATCAGGCCGGAAACAATCTCGGCGGTTTCCTTGTCACCGCTGAATGCGACAATGCAACCACTGACGAACAGGGCAATCGCCGCCCAGAATTTGCGGGAAGTCAGTTTTCTTTTCCAGTCAATGTCCATGTTTATGCTCCTCTCCGTTCAAGATCGTCAAGGCGATGATTGGCAACCTTCATTTTTTCGTCAATCACATCGGCCTTCTTTTCAAGTTCGTATGTGCGTTCAATTACGGTGTTGTGCTTGTCAACTTTCTTTTCCAACTCACTCAGGCGGTATGCCTGGAGCGTGTCGCGCTTGTCAAGTTCGGCAAGCATCTTTTTGTTTTGCGCGTTCCCGTTGATGATGCAGACGGCAATTGCAGAACCCGCGCTGATCAGGGACGCAAGAATTGTTACCCACGCTTGACTCATCAGCATCCCTCCATATCTGCGGTAAACCTTCTCAGACTTGCAAAAAACTCTTTACTCTTATAGCCGTCAGGCTGTTCCCAATAGCCGTTATACTGCATTACCATCTGCAAGATAAAAACAGACGGGTCAGGCGGGAAGGTTGCCGAAATAGGGTTTTTGATAGGCGGCGTGTATGTCTGGTCGGCGGTCAGCGCTTCTGCCTGATGCGCAAAGTTTCGCCTGTCCTCAAGGTTATTGACGGCAGGCATCTCAAAGCGAATACAAATCAAATCAGCGCATTCGTCAATGCTGTCTGAAGTGCAAAGTGTGTCGTAGACTGAAGAAAAATCTTCGGTCAACTCTTTCAAGCAGAAATTGACTTGCATAGGCCCATCGCCAACGGAAACGCCGTTTTCTTTTGCGAAGGTAAGTAGCGCCTTTTTTCTCGCGTTGAGCGTCCATTGACAAAGGCCATAGCCGACAGAATCGTTTGCGAAGTCAAGCAGACTATTGTCTGCCGCTGCCGTATACTGTTCATCTGTCAGCTTCGTTGCGCCCCTTTGCGCAATGTTTTCTTTCAATGTGCTTTCGGCGTACATGTTGCCGATCATGCCCAAAGACCCAGCTCTGGTCAAACCGCCTGCGCGCAGGATGTTGAAAATCTCTTGTGCTTTCATCTTTCGCCCCGTAAATAATTATGATGCCTTGCGGCTCAGTCCTCCGTCAAAAGCCCGGACAGGCTCTTTTCGTCATCGTCTTCCATCATTCGCCCTCGGTGGTTTCCGGTTCGGGCGTGGGCTGGGCGGTGTGATGGATAAACTCTTTGAGGCCATGATAAACGTCAAGCTGTTCGTCTACAATGGCAACCTCTCCAGTGATAACATCCTGCGCGTTCCACAGGATTTTGCACATGTCATGGAATTGCACACGCGCCGCCTGATCGGTCGTAATGCCCTCAGCAATAACCGAGAAATTGCCGTTTACACAGTTAATGAGTGCGAGTTTCATAGTTTTTACCTCCTAATTAAGCTGTCAAAATGAGTTCAGCCGTCTTTGATGTGACGCTTGCGCCATTCGCGTCCGTCACAACGCAGTAAACAAAGAAACCTTTGTCGTGGTTGGTGGTGGCCTTTATGCTATATGTAGCAGATGTATTACTGGAAATAGAAAAGTTGTCGCCTGTGGTATTAGGGTTGCGATAGTACCATTTGTAAGTGTAAGGCGCTCTCCCACCGCTTGCTTCAACTACAAAGTTTACGGTAGTACCGTTAGCGGCTGTTTTATTTTGCGGCTCAGTGGCAATATGCAGCGTCAGACTCATAAGCTGCTCTGCCACAGTGGTTTGAATAACGTTCGTCCCCGGCGTGATCGTGCCGCCCTCGGCTATAGCTGCAGTGACCCTATAAAACTTTGTGCCGACAAAGAGATAGCTGCCGACCGTGTAAGCACGGCTTGCGGTGTAGTTCATCTCAAGCGGGGCAATCGCGCTGAGGATGCTTTCGCCGAGCTGATCGGCATGGGCTTTGACGGTTTCCAAATACGCGCCGTAGGTGACGGTCACATCGCCGCAGTCTGCCCAGATAGTATTCTCGCCAAAAAGCGTGGTGATTTCAGGGACGTCGGATAAGTCGTAGCTTGTAACAGCGCCGCCCATATCTACAACCTGAGCGCCAAGCGTTGGCGTAGCGCCTTGAGCATAAACATCCATGCTGGAAATCCAAGGGCCAACAAGTGCTTCGCCGTTATAGCTTGCATAGTAAGGGGCCGCTTTCAGTTTACCGTTCACCGCATCAACCGTTCCGCCGTAGACCGTGCCAGCGGAGTCGGGGAAGGTGATGGGGTAGGTGGTTGGGTTGCTCGTGTCTTCGCCACTGCGGTAGATTGTCGCGCTCGTCCAGCCGCTGATGGGGCAGATGTTGGAGTAGGGTTCAAAAGTTGCATTAGAAACGGATGCAAGGCGGATCATGGGATGAAAAACGACGTTTTGCGCAGTATACCCTTTTGCAATATCAATGGAAACCAGATCATTTCCATCTTTTTTTTTCGTGAAAGAATAAGAACTGCCGTAGTCGTAGCCGTAGCTAAGTAAAGTTCCCCTGTACTTTGAGCCACTGCCACCTGCCGGCGTGCCGTTAAGCACATAACTTTCACCATTTATGAGGCCGGTAACTGGGATATAAAAACTAATCCAATTTGTCGTGGCATTTGTCCCATCCGCAGTTATAGCAGTAACAGCATCTCCATTTGCGCTTACTGTAAACGTTAACCCGCTAAGTGTATATTCGTTTCCATTCCACGTCCCGCTTTCGTTTTGCGCTTTAAGCTTCGTCAGCGTTAAAGGGATTTTGTTCTTGCCACCCCCATCGGGCCACGGATAATCGTAACCATGCAAATCCTGCACAGGCTCGATGTTGACCGTCAGCCCCTTGAGCGGCATGTCAGCGGCAGAAGCATCGAATGTAGCAAGAGCAACAGGGCCGATTGTGGTTGCGGTCGTTGTCTGCTCAACATCGGCGATGCGCTCGTCCTGCGCGTCATCGATTACGTCCTGATCGGCGGCGGTGCGGTAGCCGTCAACGCTGAGAGTGAGTTTCCCGTTTGCATACGCTTTTGACAGGCCAGTCCCCGCATCAATCGCCGTGAACGTGTTGCGAGTCGTGACCGTCCAGCCAGCCGTTTTGTCGAGCTTGTACACGAACACTTGATCCCCTTGCTGGGAATCGCTGTGGGTCTGAACAGACCGATAATACTGAAACTCAACATTTGTCGGGTTCGCAGCATCATTGACATAGGCCATGAACGCCATGCGCGTCTGAGAGCCGCTTGCGGGGTTGGAATTGCTGGACGCTCTGCAATAAACGACTTTGTTGGCGGTATAGGCAGCCAAGAAGTCAGCCCATGTTGAGTTACCATACGACAGGATCTCAAGGCCAGTGATGTAGTCCTCACCAGCAACGGCAGAAGAAACGCCGCCAGCGCCGTCACCTTTTAAGATGCCCGTTGCGGTGATTTTCGCCTGTTTACCAGCGTCAATCGTGTCCTGTGCCGCCGATGTGCGGTAATTGACAAGCAGTCCAGCGGCGTACTCCTGAACGCTCGTGACCGTGCCGTCAACCAAAATCGGGAACCGACCATCGTTGTAGCAGTAATACGCGCCGTTGTAGTAGAGGAACAGGATCACGCCAGCGCTGAAGGTATTTGACGCGCTCGTCCTTTCGCCGTTGACGTAGATGGGTGCGGCCTCCGGTGCATAGGTGGTGATGGCAAGCGTTGCGTCCGTGGCAGTGTTTGCGTATCTGAACAGGCACGGGAAATAGTTCGTGTCACCGCGATAGCCGTAAGAGCATGTAGCGGCTTTTGCCGCTGTTGCGGCAGGGGAAAGACAGTAACCAGTCGGGACGGTGTTGTCATTTTGGTCATAGTAGGCAGATACGCGCCAGTATGTTCCATCGTAGATCAAAATGATAACGTTACCAGCCGCGAATTGATTGGTAACAGCGGAAGTACCCGTGCGGCGGAGGGGAATTGCCGCCGTTTGCGCCCCGTTCCCCATCGTAAGGGTTAACGTTGCGTTAGATGAAGAACTACCAGCGAACGGGAGGTAATAAGCAATAATTTTGCCAACCTTCAGCGTTTCGTCTGTGCTGTTTCCCTTCCAGCTTGCCGTTGATCCTGTCTGTGTTCCGACGATGTACTCAATGCCTTGCGTATTGCTGATAACGTCATCGGTAATGTCGATGCCGTCCCCAGCGGTCAGCGCAGAACCACCGCCGCCAGCTTCGCCGTATTCGTAGGAAGTCGGTTTCCCATCAGCAACAGTTTTTACAATCAGCGCCTTGCCGATGTCTGCGGCTGTTGCGGCTGGCTGCATGGTATTGATTGCGGCGGTGTTTTTGTCAATGTTCTGATTCTGCGCATTGTCGATTGCGTCCTGAGCTGACGCTTTTCGGTAGCCGTTCAATGCGTCAGCGGTGAGGTAATCAGTGCCAGCAATAGCGCCTGTGATATTGCCTGAGCGGTCACGCTTGAGAATGCCGAAAGCGGTGATTTCTTCCTGTTTTCCGCTGTCAATTGCATCCTGAGCCGCTGAAGTTCGGTAACTTGTAAGGCGGTTGGTCAGGAAACTCACATTGACAAGGGGGTTTGATTCGCTGGTTGTATTTGGGATCATCGCATCAATATCGGCGATATCTTCAGCGTTCGTGCCGATCTGCGCAAGCTGCTCCGGCGTGGCGCGGGCGTATGTTTCGCCGTCGGGGATATCGTCGAGATTTAACTCAATGTCTCCGGCCTTTCCGTTGACGCTTGTGACAGGCGCGTCAGTCTTGGCTTTTTCTGCCCAATATTTGGCGTTGTTTTCGTAGGTTTCGTCACCTACGGAAACAGGCTCTCCGTTTCGTTCTCCAACCGCCCACGCTTCAGCATCTTCGGCGCTGTCTTCAGCCTGCCCAGCAGATTCAGAAGCGCTTGCGGCACTGTCTGCGGCATCGCTGGCGCTTTGCGCCGCCGCCTGCGCGTTTGCCTGCGTTTCTGTTCCAAGTTCCGTCAGCGTTTCGATCCAGCTTTCATACGGGTCAGGCGGTTCACTTGAAGCCTGCCCGATGTCCTCACCGACATAAAACGGAAAGATGGCGCTTTTTGCAACTTTCTCGTTTACGGTATACACAAATTCAATTTTGCCGCTGCCAACAACGGCGGTATCAGCGTCAGTCACAATCCACGTTGCAACAGTCCCGTCAACGGAAAGCACGACAGGATAAGCGTCAAAGTCTTCGCTCCGTTTAACGAAAAGATCAATAACGCCTGTGCCAAATTGCTCTTGCCATTCGGTGAAATCAAATACGACTTCGGTGACTTCGTTTTCACCGCGCCGCCCGATAAACAGCGTTTTGCAGTTTTCAACTTTAACTGTGTTCATGTTCCACCCTCTTTAAGCCATATTCTTTCGCGTTGCCTGGAGCCCGTCACTTGATGTGACGGCGTAACCTTCGCGCGGATCTCCCAGTTCGATTTCAACGAACTTTTCCATGATTGAGTCATACTTGACCGAAACAATGCGCATCTTTTCCCGGTGGTTTTCCAAGTTATCAAGATAAACTGTAACGGTGTCACCAAGGTCAATCAAATCTGCGTCAGCGGTGTCATGATAGAATGATACTTCAATATGCTTGTATTTTTCCCACGGTTTGACTGTGTTAAGGTAATTTGTAGCGGCTGAAGTCAGTGCCGATTGTGTTGGCGCTTCTTTGAAATAATTTGTAAAATCAACGGCTTTTGCAATTGTAGGCAAAATCTCAGGAGTCGGTTTAATTATTCTCGGATTTGAAACAACGGCAAGATAACCGCCCGTATTCGGGCCATACCAGTATGGGACGATTGCGGTATATGTTTCAGATGAATCAAATTCGATTGACCAATCTGCGAGGTTTTTTCCTGGCCTGATTTCCGCGCCCCTGTCTTCACCTCGTGTTCCGAAATAAATGCCATACTGTCTAAACCAAATATCTACATTGTAGATTTTTTTGAGTGAATAGGTATCATCGAAAAGATATTCCCTGAATGATTTGACTGTTTCTATTCTGAATTCACCGTACACCTCATCTAATGCCGCAATATTCCAATATGCGTAAGCGTCAGACCCGATAGAATTGTATCCTAAATAATTATAAGCGTCTGACAGTTTAGTGGCATCTGTAGCCGTATGACTGTCATAAGGGATAACGACTGCATCGGATAACTGATATGAAAAATGATGCGCATTTACAGTGATTATATTGTTTTCAATCACCGTTTTGTAGATGTTGAATGGTTCAACCTGTCGTTTATACTCATTGCCGTCTGCATAAGGCCGTAAAGCTGCAATCGTGCCGCCCATCATTATTTCATGTGCGTATCTTCCTTCTGCTGGGTATTTTAATTCTAATTCGTAAACTCCAACGAGGTCTTCCGTAATGACGCATGAGATCGCTTCGTCAAGCCGTCCGATTCCATTGTAAGGGAAATCTGATCCAGTCTGATCACCATAAAGAATCGGTATCATAGCTGCCACCACCTCGGTGTAATCCAAACGCTTACGCCCGTATCTCTTGTGAATCTGTTCACCCCTGGCGCTAAAATAGGGAAATCAGTTGCATATTCGGTTTCACCGCCGCTGATTTTACCGATTGTAATAAATGAATTCAAGTTACGGTTCGCGTTGTATGCTTGCATTGTTTCACAATCAATTGTAACAGATGTTATCCCTGCGGCTTGCAAGCCTGACGATGTTATTTGCCATTGTCCCAAGGAATTTTTGATTGTAAAAGACAATTCTGTTGTTATTGTAAATTCAAACAACGGCTTTGATGGAAAGCGCGTACTGTTTGTCAACGAACTAACATTGTTGCTTTTATTTTCTCCTCTTTTCAGGAACCGTTGCGGCATACAGTTGAACACAATGTCAAAGCGGCCTGCATCGTTTATGCTGGTTACGTCAGGCTCAAATGCGCCCGTGTATGACGCAAGCCTGAATTCATCGGTGTTGTAGGTGTCTTCAAGCCTGACATAACCTTCACGGGACAGCAAAAAGTTTCTGAAGTTGCTGATGTTGGTTTTGAAGTTGGCATAAATAAAAGCGGGGTATGTGACTTCGATGTTGTCGAAGCGCTTGTCTGATCTGATATAGGCGCCGTTGCGCCCCGGCACATCCTGATAGGAATAGGCTTTACTCGGTGCGCTGAACGTGCCTTGACCGCTGATATAAACGCCGAAATCGCGGGAATCTACCCCGTCAAGAATTAAGTAATTACGCACCAGCTAACCTCCTTTGCCCGTTCAAGGCGGCGAACCGCTCCTGAATTTTGTTTGCAAGCTGGTTGACATCCATGCCAGGTGTCGCATAAACGTTGATGGTCACTTCTCCGGTTCCGACAAGCTGCCGCAGTTTGTCCATGCCAAGCACCACCTCACCGCCGTGTCCGTCCCCGAATCCCTTCATGCCGTTCGCGGTCTGAAGCACAGTTGGGCTTGTGAACATGATCGGATTGTTGTATGCTTTTTTGTACCACTCAACAGACAGATGCGGCACTGAAGGAGGATTCAAGCTGAAACTGCCTTCAATGCTGAAATGCGGCAGTTTTATGTGCGGCAACTCCCAATCAAAGTTAACAAGGGATTTCAGCTTTTCAACGCCGCTGCGCACAATATCTTTGATGCCTTCCCAGACATCATGTACTTTAGTCTTGATACTGTCCCAAGTTTCCGTGAACTTTTCCTTTACGGAATCGCAGAAACCCGTTACCGTATCTTTGATATTGCCCCAGACTTCAACCGCCCACGCCTTGATTTCATCCCAATGCTTGTACAATGCAACGCCAGCGGCAACCAGAGCCACAATTGCGGCAATGACAAGCCCGACAGGGGAAACAAGGAAGGCAATCACAGGCGCAAGTGCGCTGATTGCCATGGCAAGGTTGCCGACAATGAGAAGCAAAGGCGCAATAGCCGCCACCACCGCCGCGATGATCATGATGGTCTTTGCCTGCTCCGGTGATAGCTTCTGAAGCCATTGAACAACCTTTTCAACCAGTCCAGCCAGCTTTTCAATAACAGGCGCAAGCGCCGTTGCAATTGTCGCGCCAAGCTGAAGCCCTGCGGCTTTCAACTGCGCTTTGCTCTTGTCGATTGCGTCATTGGATTCGTTGATAGCGTTCAGCGTGTCACCGGACAGAATAAGCCCTAATTTCTGCGCTTCTTCCCCGTAGGCGCTGAAAGCTGCGCCGCCGTCATCAATGATGCCTGCAAGTTCATCGGCAGACTTGCCGAAGATTTCATAAGCGGCCTGATCACGTTCAACCTCGTTGTCTATCTGTGACAGCGCCTTCACAGTATCCATGAAGACAGCTTCAGCGCTTCGCATGTTCCCGCTTGCGTCAGTCACGGAAACGCCAAGTTTTGCAAAGTCTTCAGGCGCGGATGCCATGTTTTTCTTTAGTTTGGTAACTGCGCCGCTGATGGTATCGACAGAAACGTCAACCATATCTGACGCATATTCCATTTTCTGAAGCGTTTCAACGGAAAGCCCCGTCTGCTTTGACAGCGTGTTCAGATCGTCTGCGGTTGTCATGGCGTTCACGCCAAGGCCAACCATGCCAGTCACAACGCCAGCCGCCGCCGCTGACAGCGGTTTCATTTTGTTCCCTATTTCGGTAATCTTGCCGCCGAATTCCTTGACTGATTCGCCAGCGGCAAGGATATGCTGTTTCGTGACGCTGCCGAAGGTCTTGAATTCGTTTTCAAGCCCTTTAAGGTTCTGCTCTGTTGCGATGATTTCGCGCTGAAGGTTATCCCATTCGGCAGAACCCTTTGCAACGCCTGACTGCGCGTCTTGCAGTTCCTTCAGTCTGTCTTTCGTCAGTTTGATTGACGATTCAAGATTCTTCTGCTTCTGCGTCAGCAGTTCGGTGTTTTTCGGGTCAAATTTCAGAAGTTTGTTAACATCTTTAAGCGTGGCCTGCGTCTGCTTTAGCTGCCCGTCCACGCCTTTAAGTGATTTTTGTAGGTTTGTAGTATCGCCATTGAGTTCAATGGTAATCCCTGCAATTCTGCTTGCCATTATTGCACCTCGTCAGAA